AATATTGATTTTCTTTGTTTTTGGGTATCACTTGAATATTAAACTGAATCAGTCTTATGAGTGAAGACATTGTTGATCTAGCCATTTCAATGGCAGAGATAGACACAGGGATGCAGTTGCCTTTAGAAGAGCGTGAGGCAATGAGGCAAAGAATCTTGGCAAGGATAAAAAGCATCAATGAATGATAGACTTATACTATAACGTATGGCAATCTAAAGAAAAGGATTTAAGTACATGAATAAAGAAGAAATAAAGTCATTTAAAAACTATGTTGAGCCACAAGATGCTCAGTCATTAATTAATTTAATGGATGAACTAAGGTTAAAAGGTCAACTAAATAATGAAAGAGGCGATGGAACTTTTAGACTATACAACTCTGACAATCCCGTTTTAATTAATTTTGTAAAAAAGTATTCAAATAAATTTATTGGAGATAAAAACCTTTACTTAACAGAGAATTTAGTTGCTCTTTATGAAGAAGGTGCTTTTATGGCAGTCCACAGAGATGTTGAAAATGACAGTGAGGTTGTTAGCACAGTTATGTATTTAAATGATGACTATACAGGTGGGGAATTGTCTTTCCCAGAAATTGATGGTGGGTATACCTATACCCCTGAAAAATATGAACTAATTTATTTTCCAACTCCATACTTACACGGAGTAAATCCAGTGACATCAGGGAAAAGATATATTATTACAATTAGTTATACAGATAAAATAGAGTATAAAAATGAAAGGTTTTAAAATGAACATATTTAAAAAGAAACCAATACTAGAATACGAATCAGCAATAGATTCATATCCAAACATAATTGTTCCAGCAAAAAACTATGTTCCAGAATGGTATAAAAAAATCCCAAAATGGAAAAATAATAATATTTTTGACGTTGAACTAGGCTTTACTGGAACAGTAAAACGTTGTGTACCATTTTTAGATTCTTTTACAATTGGATATATGATTCTTTTACCAAACGATATTTATGTTAAAAATAATAATGGTGAGCCCTTTGTTACATGGAGAGAAAATGGAACACCTTTTCCACCAAGTTGGAGAAATGAAGTTTCACATTTAAATTTAATTCCATTTGATCATTATCCAATAGAGTATACCTGGCAAACTTCTGTTGCAAACACTATACCGCTTGGATTTAGCATGCTTTTAACACACCCATTGAATAGACAAGATTTACCTTTTACAACCCTAAGCGGAATTGTTGATGGTGGATTAGTTATGAGTCCTAAAGGAAATGTGCCATTTTTTATTAAAAAAGGATTTGAAGGAATAATACCACAAGGAACTCCTATAGCACAGTTAATTCCTTTTCGTCAAGAAAATTGGATATCAAAAAAGACTGAAGGATTAATTAAAAAAAGTGAAAATCATCTTTTTCAAAGTAATTCTTTAATTTCTGGATGGTATAAAAAAACATTTTGGGTTCGTAAAAAATATGAATGAGGATAAAGAATATAAAGTTGCAGAAGTTTTAATGAAAAGAGCAGTTTCAGATTCTGCAGATTATGTAGAAAAAAATATGAACAATCCTTTGGTTTTTTTTGATAATTCAAAAAATAAAATGTATTCTTACGCTTTAAGTCAAACAATTGTTGACGGTTATATTGCAGAGTTTGGTGTATATAAAGCAGAAGTTACAAATGCTATAGCAAAAGTTTTGCCAGAAAAAACAATTTATGGGTTTGACTCCTTTTATGGATTACCAGAAGACTGGTCTGGATGGGAAATGTTTAAAGGAGAGTTTAGTTTAAATGGAATAAAACCAACAGTTTTATCAAATGTTGAATTAGTTGAAGGACTTTTTGAAAGTTCTTTGCCAAACTGGTTAAAAACACATAAAAATCCATTTAGTTTATTAATTATAGATTCAGACACTTATAATTCTGCAAAAACTATTTTAAATAATATAGGAACCGATCAAATTGTAAATGGAACGTTGATTTTATTTGATGAATATTTTGGCTATATTAATTGGAGACAGCATGAATTTAAAGCCTGGCAAGAATTTGTTGAAAAACATCAAATAGATTATGAATATTTAGCAATTAATCATTTACAGGTATTAATTAAAGTTAAAAATATTAAAAACAAGAAATCTAATATTTAATGTTAAAACTTTGCATAATTACATGAAAGAGCGTAAATGAAAAAAATAAAAAAGTTTGAGGAATTTGATAATCCTGTTGATTTAGTTGTTCACACTAAATGTCCAGACAAATGGTTGCTCATGGATAGAGAAACTGGAGAGATATATAAAGGAAATTATGCAGGGCACTGGGATAGGCTTGATCCAGTTATTAAAAATAACCATAACTTTACAAAACAACATGATTAGGATATACTTATAATATGAAAAAAATAATTATAACTTCTTTATTAATATTACTATTTATGCCAACTGGATCTGCTGAGGCTGCAACAAAGTCATTAAATACTAAAGGCAATAAGTCTTCTTGTAAAAATATTAAGACACAGTATAAATCAGAGGTAGTGTCTAAATGGTCTAACGGCCTAGCAAGTGACCAAGATGTGTTAAAAGAAATAGATTTAAATATAGAAATGCTTACTAAAAAACAAAAACCTACAACTGGCAAAATTAAAACAACTATTGGATCTTGGATTAAAGCAGAAAAAGATACAAAAAATGCATTAAATAATAAAAATCTTGAAAGTATCACTACTGCAATAAATTTAAAAATTTCTTCAATTACTAACTTTGATAAACTATGTAAGAATATAGGAAAATGACATGGAAAAAACAATACAAATTGTTATGAAAGAAATGCGTGAGGCAATAGCCAAAGAAATTGAAGCAATTGATCTTGGTGGTAGTGCTCAAATTAATGGTGTTGGTATGAAAATTCTTGCTGCAAAGATTGCTAGGGGATAATTTTTTAAGCAGCAGTAGCCAAGTTGGTTAAGGCACCGAACTCATAATTCGGCTATCGTAGGTTCAAGTCCTACCTGCTGCACTTTTCTGGTATCATAGAAGTATGTTTTGTGAGAGTTGTGGTGGAAAACTTATCAATGGTGACTGCTCTAATTGTTATACCAACTCTGCTGCTTTGAGAGAATTTGAGGAAGAAGATGACTAACTGGACTGAAGAACTTAATGACAAACAAAAAGAAGATGTCTGGAACTTTGTTGTTTTTACTGTTAAAGAAATAAGAGAACAAATAGCAAGAGACATTGAAGCAACTATTCCACTTTGGAAGTCAAGAGGTTTTTTGAAGTCTCGTAGGACACAAAAAGCATTTGAAGCATCTGCTGCAATTGCTAGAGGGCAGAATGAACAAATAGATGGCTAATATAGTTTTTCTTGGTAACTTTGAAGTACCTTATAGTAGTGAGAATCATCATGCTAAGTCTTTGGAGTCCATTGGGCATACCGTGCAAAAATTGCAAGAGAAACAAGCAGGTAGCACAGAAATATTAAATGCAGCATTAAAGTCTGATTTATTCATATGGGTACATACACATAGGTGGCAAACTCCAGGATCCAGATCTATGACAGATGTATTAAAAGAATTAAAGGTTGCTGGTATACCAACCATGACTTATCATTTAGATTTGTGGTTCGGAATTGAACGTGAAAAAGATTTAAAGAATGATGACTTCTACACAAACATAGGTCACTTTTTTGCTACAGATAAGTTAATGTGTGACTGGTTTAATGAAAACACGCAAGTCAAAGGACACTTTTTGCCTGCTGGTGTTTATGATAAGGAATGTTATATTCATCAAGAGTATGATCCACATAACTTTGAAAACGATATTATCTTTGTTGGTAGTAAAGGTTATCATCATGAACATAAATACCGTCCAGAATTAATAGACTTTTTAAGAAAGACCTATGGCAAAAGATTCTTACACGTTGGTGGAGATGGCGATACTGGAACTGTACGTGGAGATGCGTTAAACCGTATCTATGCTAAAAGCAAGATAGCGATAGGTGATAGTTTAAACATTAACTTTAACTATCCTTACTACACTAGTGATAGGTTGTTTGAGAGTACTGGTCGTGGTGGGTTTACCATTTACCCTCGCATTAAAGGGCTTGAAGAATACTTTAAAGATGAAAATGAGATTGTGTTTTATGAACACGGCAACCTTGAAGATCTAAGAAATAAGATAGATAAGTATTTGTTAGACGGTGTATCAAGAGAAGCCATCAGACTTAATGGACACGAAAGAACAAAGAAAGAGCACACCTATGTTCATAGATGGTCCACAATACTAGAAACCCTAAATATAAAATGAAATATTTAGTTACTGGT